CGCGCCTGCCCTCCGGGTGACGGACACGGCGCGGCGTGAATATGTGTGTAATGATATGTTCTAGAAAATTTCTATAAAAAGCATTGACTTTTTCTAGAAAAAGTGGTATTGTAATATAGAAACAAGGAAAACCAATCATACAAAAAAGGAGGAAAATGAAATAACAGTAGAAGAAATTAAAACCGTATTAAATGAAAAATGCAATGATTCTTGGGAGATGCTCAAAATAATAGAGAATACATACGGACAAAAGAGCGTACAAGCGGAAAAATTCCGTACTAAGTGGGTAACATATGACGATCTTTTTAGAGAGTTATTTAAGGAATCGCCGCTGTACAGTTTCATTTAATACTTAACATCTGTTGACCTATCGGCAATACGGGAGAAAAGAGGATAACATGAGAATGAATCAAAAAATGAATTATGAAGAATTTATTAAAATGAAGAATAGCGTTGCTGACCTTCCTTTTTATGTGACAAGAAAAGTAGGAGCGGAGTTTAAAGTGTATGCATATTCTCATTCATCAATGACAAATGGATACATCCGTAAAAACGCAGTATATCATCCACAACCATATAAAGGGCGTTTTGGCGTTGGATTTACTGTAAAATCCAACAATTCCAAAAGCACTCGTTATGCTTACATCACTTATTACATTGAAATCAAACATTCCGTTATCTGTTCTGCGAACGATAACTGTACGTTGTGTCCGTTGTACTCAAAAGAGGGAAACGAAGAAAAGTGTTATTATTAAGGGGGGTGAATCATGCCGAACTCAAAAGACTATAGCATCTATCAAGAACTCGACCTATCCCTTGACCAGATCAAGCGCGAACTACCACGTGTGGCGCAGGCGGCAAATAGCCGCCTTGCCAAACTGGAAAAAATTCACGCGCGCGACCAGTGGGAGTACGGGCGCGTAAAAGAATTTTTTGCGTCACAAGGACGAGAAAAAAATCGTTTTTTGAAAGGCGTTAATCGTTCGGATGCATCCATCCGGCAGGAATGGGATACCATGATTGCGTTTTTGAATTCTCCAGAAACCACACTGGAGGGATACCGGATCGCAGAAATGCAGAGACGTTTTGACAAGTCTAAGAAGAAAATTAAGGAAGAAGTAACAGAAGATAACTATAAAGACGTGTATCGTTTTCTAACATCCAATCTCTACAAAAAGAATCTGCGAAAGCTGGTGGCATCCGATCAGATCATTGACGATTTTATATCGAAATTAAATGATCGAGGAATTGAGTTAGAAGATATTCTTGACGAATATCAGGATTTTCTCGATGGATATA